TTTACCAGCCGCCATATCACTTACATTCATACCTAGATTCATAAGTTGCTCATAACTTTCTATAGCCTTTTTGGCTATATCATTCATTTCAACTTCGTGATCTTCTAAACCTTTTACTTCTTTAAATGCTAAATTAATCTTTTCGCTAATACTTAATGCGCCTTTTACTTCCTCTATGACCTCCTGTGTTTCTTCTACAGTAGGCAATGTTTCCTGTTGAGTAACTTCTTCAATAGGAGGCAGATTAAATTCTTCTTCTAGTTTCTTAGTCATATTACTATTTATTTGATTCTAGGCTTAGAAATTCTTTTTTTCGCCTTACGAGGTTTCTTATTAGAAAATATTTGATCTTCGTTGATTACTTTAAATCGTATGCCTTTACGTTTGCACCACTCTTGTGCCGCTGTCCACTTAGCCGCATTTATTACTGTTTGAAGTTTTTGTCCCTGTGATCTAGCACTTTCCATTGTTGTCTGATTACGAGGTTTAATTTCTATTAATTCTACATGTGGATTTTCATTTTTATCTACATATTGTATCATAAAATCAGGCACATAATTTGTATAGTTTCCTGATACTGGATGTCTATATGGAATCTTTACATTTTCACTAGCCCATTTTGTAATATTAGGATGATTATCACACATACGCATAAATGCTAATTCCCAACTACTTCTATAGGTAGGATTTCTATTACCAACAAATTTTTGTTTGTTGACTACTTCATATTTTCCTGTAGCGAATTTGCCCATATTAGGCCTTGATTAATTTAGCAACTTTACTTCTTGAATTATCTATTGTAGTTTTTAGGTCAACTTTATTACCTGCTGGACGTACAGCATTCATGGCTTCAAATGCATCTACACTTAATTTTAAAACATCTGCATTCATATCAAAATAACTAGTTGGATCTACATTTTGTACATTTGATATTTGTATGAGAACTTTTGCCATTGCATTAGCATTGGATTTACCAAAACCTATAGCAACTAATTTTGTTTTTATAACATCTAATTTTTGAGGATCTATAGCAACTTCCTTTACTTTAGCCAAATCTGCAAGAATTTCAGAACTTGCCTCCGGAAGAGGAAATTTAACACTGGCGTTCTCTAGATATGCTTCTAATTTTCCTGCTGTGAATTTGTAATTTATTTCACTGCCAAATGTTTCGTATAAAGATGTACTCATTAACTGTCTCCATTATCTTTTGAGGGTCTAGTTACTGCATTTGCTATTCCACTAACTACACTATCAATGAGATCATTTTCTACTTTTTGTTTCCAATCACCATATGTTGGTTTGACTCCAACAGCACTTTCTAAAGCATCACCTAAAAATCCGCCCACAGTATCACCTAAATTATCTTCTAACCAATCACCTATAGGATCACTTGGACTTTGTAGAGGTTGTGCAGATCTAGGTCTTGTACCAACACCCGGTAAACTGTTGCCTGATTTATTACCAAGAAACGCAAAGTCTGTTTCAGTTTCAAGTGATATAGGTTTGAGATTTTCTTCGCCTGGTAAAGTAAAGTCGCCTATATCTTCAAATCTATCTAAATCCACAGTTGCTAAATCAAAGTTTACAATATCGAATGTAGTAAAGTTTTCATATACCAATTGAAGTTGGAATTCCATAAAGTCACTGGAAGCATAATCTATATTTTTTGGAGCAAATGATTTAATCATGGGTTTCATTATACTATACTGAACACCTTTACCGCCGGCATACAAAATATAATCTACACGTTCAAAAAAGTTTTGATCAATTTGTAAATTTATACCTGCTTCGTTACTGTTAAAGTTTCCTTTAGCACCAAAGCCTGGTGTAAGTTCTTCTGTCATAGGCGTATAGAAACTGATATCTCTATTACCAAACGTATTTTTATTTCTAGGGTCCATGTGTAGATATGCAAAATATTTCATTAACACGGTTAACCATTCATTATTTACTGTATCAAAAACAGTAATATCTACAGGATTATAAGAAACACCAGTAGTAATATTTCTTTTCTTATTGAAATTGTTTTTTTCTTCTATATTAAATTCTACCGAAGGAAGTTGAGCAGTTCTTACCAAACTGCTCATACTTGTTTTAAATGTTAGATTCTCATTTCCTAATAACTGTAACACATTCCTGTTGAATATGAAATTAACATATCCTTGGAACTGCTGTCTAGGAGGATTAACTTCAGGTCTAAATCTGTAGTTATTCCTAAAGTCTCTAGCATAAAAATTGTCTACTGTATTTTTACCAGTAAAACGTGTATATTTCACTAGAGTACTCCGTTATTATACTATAACGCCGCTATTTTCTGCTAGTGTGTTATCATCAGGGAACGGATTACCCGCTTCAACTCTTCCATTAACATCATTGTCGCCTTGGAAGTGTGTTGCGTTATCATAACGTATCATCATAGTAACAGTCTGTTGTTCGTTAGAACTATAGTCTGCTTCACTGTAATCTGATTGTGTTAAGAAACACCCTTCTAAGAACCAAACTTCACTAGCACCTGCATTAACACCGTCTAATACTTCAATTTGCATATCAAATTTATAGTCGGAACCTGCGGCTGGTGTTGTTTGTTGGAAATGGTTAAGTTGTCTTTGTACCTGTGCACCTACCAACTTAGCAACCTTATTCTGTATATCATCCCTAATTGTTACACTAATTGGGTCCCAAGTATGTTTACCTTGTAAATAAGTTCTTGAGTTGTAACTATCAATAACTACTTCCTCATAATTTATTTTAGGTCTTACAACACTTTGAACATTCTGTGTTAGTGAAACAGTATTAGTTGAACCACCAAAGTTGTTTAGAAAACTTACACGGAATCTATACTTTAATTTAGGCATTAAGATGCCAGAAGTACCAGTTCCTGTAGGTACACCAAACTTACTTTTGGTTTCTGTTGTTGCTGATGATGTTGCCATTTTTTACTCCATTTGTTCTTTATGAACTAATTATACGAATATTTATCATCTTTGGGTCAATTTTATTAACTCTAGTTTTAATTCTAACACAAAAAAGGGCAGTATAAACTGCCCTTTAAATGTTTAAGTTGTTAAACTTATGCTGTTGAGCCCAATGTATTTTGGATTCTAATTGGAATATAAATAAATTCAACTGCTTTAACAGGTTGTATTGCTACATCTATATACAATTGATTGTTATCTATTCTAGCCGCTGTGTTATTTGTAGTATCACAAACTGTGATAAAGTCAAATAAACCTCTTTGTGCAACTAATTGTCCAAGGAATCTGTCTACTACAGTTTTGGCATTTGCTCTTGTTACTTCGTCATTTGGTTCAAACAAGAATGGCTTAACGATATCATCAAGTCTTTCTCTAATATAAACCACTAAACGTGCAACATTGACTCTATCTAATGCACTTGCATTAGGATTCAAAGTCTTCTGCCCAAATATAGCGATACCTCTTCCTGGGAAGTTCCCAATTGGATTAACTTTGTTACTGTAAAGACTGTCTCTTTGTCCTTCACTTAATGCAACCGCTTCAAATTCACTTGTTGCTGAATCTAAATATCCAACACTTGAAACGTTGTTTACTAATCCTCTTTGGAATCCTGCTGGTGCAAACCATGGGAAAGCCACTTGGTCGTTAAATGCAATAGTTCTTAAAGCCATATAACTTGCTGGAACCATAACATTTGTGCCGTCTAAGTTTGTTGCTAAACCATGTGGGTAGTATACAGCCGCATATGGTGATGAACTAACAAGTCCGTCTTCGCCATTTACATCTGCAACTGCTGTATTGTTTGCCCAAGCCGCCGTACTTGTAGAATCAGCCGCTAATCTTAATGGTGCATCACCAATAACAAATGCAGTATTTTTTCTATCTGTACTTAAAGTAATCATCTCATCCAAAAGTTCTGCATAACCAGGACATGCAATTAGATTAAATCTATTTGTTTCATTTCTGATTTCTGAACTTGCTGTAATGGCACTTTGAAGTGCAGTAACAACTACTTGTCTTTGAGCTTTACGCATCATGTAAGGTGAACCATCGTTTTTGTTTCCACTATGATCTTTCCATAATCCGTTTGTTGCATCATATTTTTTAACATTACCAACAGAAGCCATCTTGTTCCATGCTAACATACCACTTGGGTATAGTGCAGGATTAGGCAATCCGTTTGCAGTTGATATTAAACTTCCGGCACTACTTGCTCTAAAGTCTGCAAATAAAATACCATCGCTAGTTACTTGATCTGTATTATCTACTAATACCCAAGCACCTGCGGCACTCCATTTATAAATTTTAGGGAAGTTTTCTAAATCACTACTGTCGATCCATAAATCACCAGTTGATAAAGAACTTGTACCATCTGATTGTTTAGTTGGTGCACTTGCGGCAAATTGTACATCATTAGAATAAGTTGCCCATGTACCAGCATTTTGATATAAGATATCTATGTTTGTATTAGAAACATTATTATCATACCAAAGATCACCTTCTGTAGCCGCACCTGTTAGTGTTGTTGCACTTGCAGTGAAACTTAGATTTTTAAAGTTACTGTATGTACCAGCAGTAATGTTAAGATTTGATGTTCCAAAACCTGAAACATCACCATCTGCTAACTTAATATCTTTACCTGTACTAGTTGTAAATGTAATTTTGTCACCTACATTTGATACAGAAATAGTGTTAGCAAAAGTTGTTACTGCATTAGCACTTGATAATGCTGATTGGATATCAGTTACCAAATTATCAACTGTTGCTGTTGCACCACCTGTTGAAAAAGTAACAGGAATAGTTGTGCCTTCATTTATTGTTAAATTAAATGAAACATCTGAACCGTGTCCTGAAACATCTGTTGTAGATAATGCTGATGAACTTGCTACTGATAATGTGGATTCACCATTATGTCTTTGTAAAGTAATGTTTGCTATGCCGTCTTCTCCTTCAGTATTTGCCCATAGATCACCAACTACTGGATTACTATAAGTATTTGTGTATACTGAATCTGATTTAGAGTCTATAACTATTGATTCTGTTGTAAATTGTCCAGTTGTTGAACTATACAATTTTACTACAAGATTTGAACCGTTGTTTGCTGATGTTGTTCTGATATGTACATCACCTGCTGTTAAGGCTCCACCACCTGATTTTGTACTTGGTATTGCTAAATGACTTGCAAATTGGAAGTCACCTGCTGATCCACTAACAGCACTTGACCATGCTGAAGAACCAATGTTATGCCATGTACCACTTAGTTTCTGGAAGAAACTTATTTTAGGTTGTGTTCCACCTGAAGTTGTTAAATAAACAACACAATATTCACCGTCTTGTCCAAAACTTGTTTTAGGTGTTACACCATCTGTATCTATATCAGATGCTGATGTTTGTTTAACTGTTTGTTTTACCCATGCACTTGAAACATATTCATACACACCCCAACTAGTTGCGGATGTATCTAACCAATAAGAACCGTTAGCAGGATTATTTGTAGGTGCTGTTGCACTTGATGATAAATCACCTAAATCTACATCTGCTCTTAAAACGTATGCTCTATTGGCTATGCCCAAGAAACTATAGGCTGAAAGTAAACCATATTCATTTTGCTCATCACCATGTAAAGGCGTAGAACCACTTGATTTGAATGTTGGGTTACCATAGTTCTGTAATAACTCTCTTTGACTTGTAATCAATTTAAGTTTATTTGCGTTTGCTGATGTTGTGAAAGCGGCTGTACCACTACCGTCAGGTGCTGTTTTGTCCTGTGCTGTTGCAATAACAATCAAAGGGACTGAACCGGCACCGGCGGGGGCGTAAAAACTTTCGTCTGTAGTCGTTACACTTACACCAGGACTTACTAAAGTTGCCATATTGTTCTCCTTAAGAAATATTTCTTACATGTATTTATCAGAATACAATATTTTGGCGTATTTACGAAATTTCGGTGGTATTATGTGGTATTATACTAATTTTAGTGTTTGTTTAAATTCACCAGTTTTCCAATCTCTGATGGCTTCTACTTGTTTGGCTAGATCTTCAAGTGTACCGTTATTATCTATAATGTAATCAACAGGGTAACCTGCCCAGTTCCATTCACTTTCGTGTACGTCTCTATATTTGGTTGTCATTATTTTTCTACTTACAACATTTTCGTGTGCCGTTTTTGCTGTCTCAAACCATTCAGGAAGTTCTCCACGTTGAACCCAAATTATAACTCCGCCCATGTTTTTAATTAAATCTAATTCGTTTCTAAAACGGGCATCACTTATAACAGTACAAGATACGTTTTTTGTTTGTTTTCTAATACGATATTCTAAACTGTTAAGCCAAATATCTTGATCGAAAGTATTTCTTAAGACTTCTGTACCCATTAATTGTAATGCTAATCTTGGGGTAAAATTTGGTACACATAATTTTTTAGTCCAAAACATATCAGGCGTTTCTCTGAATTCTCTACTTTCTACAGTATCGCCTTCAAGCATAGATCTATCCCAACCAAAAATACTTGAACATACGTCTTTTAAAGGGGAGGCAAAACTATCATGAGCACATCCACGTTCTACAAACATATTGGCAACTGTATCCTTGCCACTGCCTATAAAACCGGTTACTCCTATTAACATTTTATCCTATCACAAATCCTAGTGGGGAATTTCCCTCTTCTTTTTGGAATAAAGATTCTCTACTTTTATCCATTTCTGATATTGCTTCTTGTTTCAATGCATCACCATTTAACTGTATGGCTCCACCTGCTCCAGGAAGTCCACTAGCATATTTACTTCTTGCTTCACCTAACATCATTTTAGACTGAGCAAGAGCATAAGCGGCTAACCAATTCGCGGCATATACGTCTTTTAACAAGATACTTTCTGGTATGAAATTATAAATGCCTACAGCAATTTCTTCTTCGTGTCTTACATTTCTTAAAATTTTAAGTTGCTTGGTATTCCTATTCCAAAGAAAATTGTATTCACTACCAAATACTCTGCCTAAGACTTCTTTGTATTGACTAAAGGCATCAAAAACTGCTAGTCCACCCATTTGCCCTGCTTGTAACAAGTACATATTATTGAATGCCACATCAAAAGGATCAAAATTTGTACCGCCACCACTGTTAGTCCCAACACCTTTTCTGTATAATCTACGTACTTCCATTACCTCATCTGGCAATGTGTACTCCGTTACACCTTCTTGTGTTGTTAAAAACAGGGCACTTTCTTCTACAGCACCTGAACTTAGTTGTCTATACAAAGCAAGTGACTTGTCTATAGCCACATCATAATGTGCTCTATCTAGTTCAACGTCCACAATACCGTCTGCCAGACGTAATTGTAACTCGCTTACAAGTTCTTCCCTATTATTATATCCTATTTGATCTACTGGCATAGTACTATTTATCTAATTTTCAATTAAAACGCCTGTAGTATGATTGTGTTATCGTTCATTCTACCGTTCATCTTTATGCCTGTAGTGGTTAATTCATCAAATGCTTTAGCAAATTTAGTTTTTGCTTTGCCAGTCCAATTTGATATTTGTTCTTTGGGTTTTCTAAGTGTTTTTTGCAAACTAGAATCTTCACAAAAGTCCTGTATAGTTGTTCCTTTTACCATCAAGCCGTCTCTGCCCATACCCCTTGGATCTTTATTTTTAGCATGGTAAACACCTAACTTTCTTGTTTTAGTATTATAAACCCATAACTCATTAGCATGAACAATCTCTGTAGGATGAATACTTGCTATACCTAATTCACTATCATTAATTTGGAATTTTAATTTTTTAATAATACTTTCTTTACTTCTAGCCCTAGGCTTACGAGCCTTTCTAGTTGTCTTTTTAGTTTCTATAATTGTATCACAAGCAGTATTGATCTTTTCATAAAACTCTAAATATTGCTTACGTTGTGTTGCTGTTAGATGAGCATACCCTTCTTTTATATCAGGGTCAATCCATTCTTTTACCTCTAATGCTTCTTGGTATGCTGGCTCAAAATCATCTTTTATAATTTTTGCATGAGCGGCTTTTATTTCAGGTTGATGAACTAGCATATTTTTATATGGATCAAAATCTTTTAAATTGTAATCACCTTCTACTAGAAGATCTAATTGGTGTTCCCATTCAGCACAAAGATCATTTACTTGCTGTTTCATTCTTTCTTGTATGCTTATAACTTTTTTAGGATTTTCTTTGGCCTTTTCTTTTTTTT